TCTAAGTTTTCTTGAATAAACTCTCTAAATAATTTAGTCATTGCTTCAACGTGCATTGATTCGTCTCTGATAGAATAGGTAACTATCTGACCCATGCCTTTCATTTTACCGAACCTTGGAAAGTTTAACAAGATTGCAAAACTACTAAACAGTTGTAGTCCTTCAGTAAAAGCTGAATAGACTGCTAGAGTTTTAGCTATAGTTTTCTTATTAGATTTTTTAGGTTTAAAGTCTCCAACATAATCATGTTTATCAGACATCTCTTCATACTCAGCAAAAGCTTTGTATTCAATCTCAGGCATACCTACCGTATCTAATAATAAACTGTAAGCATCTTGATGGATTGATTCCATATTAGCAAACGAAGACATCATCATTCGTGCTTCTGGTTTTTTAAAGATAGGCATATACTTATCTATATATCCTGCACCAACATCTACATCTGATTGAGTAAACAATCTAAATATCTGAGTTAGTAAATGTCT